TAACATAAACCGAAAATGTATAGGCTGTCGATGGGGCAATACCTGTAATGTTGTAGGTGCTTTCTTGCGACCATTCAGGGTTAGTTAGCGCAAGGCTGTAACTTCCGATATAAGAGTCCGCATTACTTCGTGCGGCCACTGCTGATAAAATCCACCCATCGGTTCCACCTTCAAAATCAGGATTGCTTATAAGATTAATTGTCCCTTCCTCAACATTCACCGCCTGCCCAAAACAGCCTGTGTCAAAGTTAGCATCCCCTATAGCCGCCACGCCCTTGTGACTGTTCAAACTGCCGTCAAAGTGCCATAAGCCTACACAGTCGGAGTCTGCGCCCATAGAAGTACTTGATATTTGTGTCGGGTCGTAGCCCGCTTCGAATGTGGTATCCGCACCGATAGTCACTACACCTGCATTGAGTTTGCCTACCCAGCCAGCTTCAGCGTGTATGCCTTCACCCGAAATAGCTAACTTCCACGTCTGCCCGCCGTCATGAGATATAATTAATCCCTGCGGTGTGATTCTGAGCAGTTTGCCCGTCAGCTCGCCTGTTTCAGAGTCACGGTCAAACCACGTAGAAACGCCATCAACAAGCGTATAATCACCACTTGCGCCATTGATTTCGGTTGCCGCTGTATTGATTATCGCCTTAAGCAAGTTTTGAAAACTCGTGTTAGGGGCAACCACATTCTTGTAAAACTTTGCCATCAGGACAGTCTGTGCCACCGTTGCTTGGATTTTCTCTAAGGGGTCGCCCAATTCCATGTCGCACAACCAAGGTTGAAAAACATTGTGCCGATAACGAATGATTCGCACCTGAGCATTTACTCCAAAATCTTCGTCAAATAAATCCACCATATCAGACCGCTTAAAAGTTTCATGTCCATAACCAGGGAGTGAGCGTAAGTCTAACACTTCGGTCTTGTAATTGTGTCGAGGCCGACACATAACCGCTAATTGCCTTTCGCCTTGCACTTTAAGTTGTGTTTGGTCTGCTAAATCTTGGTTGTACCAAACACCTTCTAAAATGTCGTCTGAATAGCTGTGGTTATCCAGATAGAGCAAACCACCGTTGACGTTGGCAATATTCAGATCATTCTCACCAAAAGGATAGAGCCTTGTCACTATGTCGTAGTCATCAGCTCGTGAGATACCTTTCAAGTTTTTGGCATAGCGAATTTGATAACCTGTGTAATTCTGCCATGTTTCTTCATCACGCAAGGAGACGGTATGATTAATGCTATCCCAAACTAAAATGCCGCCCCATTTTTCCTGCACCTGATTGATGTTGTAAAGTACGCTTTCCTTTTCGGTTTCTAAATCATAAGTGCCCGTAACATCCACTGTACCGACTGTCCAACCTGTGCCTTGCAAGAGATACGACAATGCGCTTCCTGCACTTCCAGCGTCATAACCCCCATGCGCTGCCCCACCTGACACGATAATAACTGCGCCCCAAGGTGGCGTACCAATCAAGGGGTCGTTGCAAATGGTCTGATACTTCTTCCCTAATAGCACCCAAGATTCATGTGCTTTGATTTTGCCTTTTAGTTTCTGACCGTCTCTCTGTTTATCCACAGCATCGGGATTGAGAATGACAAACTCTTTGTCACCTGCGTAGATTCGATACTGGTCGGTGAGATATTGCCACTTGGGATTGTCCAGTGGCAATTCAAATTCCAAAGTACAGGAACCGTTCTGTTCGTCGTCTATCCAACAATTTTTAATTCCATCTGATTTGGGCGATAAAAAAGCTACTGGTTTCCCAGTAGCAGGGTCTTTAATCTCGATATATTCAGGTATGCTTGCGCCTGTCAGAGCTTGCTCTGGCTTTGGCATCGTGCCTTTTGTAGTTAAGATATGTTCCAAGTTATCACCACCTTTTGGGCATAAAAAAAGAGCTTGTTAGCTCATGTTGTGATTTATTTCTTATTCAGGAAAAGCTATTCCGATAGCTGAATTAAGTCGTTGATTACGATTTCGACTTCTTCCAACGCTGTTACATATCCTGCAAGTATTTGTTCGTTTAATTCAACACTTGCCTTTTTCTTCATCCTTGCAATTTGTTTAAGAACTGTATTTACATCTATTACATGAAATGGATTACATTTATAATCTTTATATTTGCAAACACTAACTGTTAATTTGTCGTTTTTAGTTGCTTGATAAGATAAGCAGTTGTTTTTCCATCTGCAGTTCCAACAATCAGTGCCTCTGAAAAACTCTTTAATTTTTAACCAATCCAATAGCTGCATAAACTATTCTTCCCCCTCTTCTATTCCATCATCATACTGTGCTATTACTACTTCACCAAAACTATCCCCAACGCTTAAATAGTTTTCCTCTTTATTTACAGTTACAAAAAGCGGGTCGCTAGGAGAACCCCACACAACTCCATCAGGCATGGTTGGTACAAACTTAATCAAAACAGTTGCACCCTTGTCTGTAATTTCCTGCACCGTAAATGTTATTTTTTTATCAATAATAGCCATAATTTAAAATCCTCCTTTATAATTCTGCCGTTAAAGCAGTATAATCAGTTCCATTGTGGATAACCAATACTGTTTTTGCGTTTGTGACCTTTACGCCAGCTCCACCTGATTTTTTAATTGTTATAGCGTATCCAGAAGCATTACTAATCGCATACATAGTTCCCGGTCTATTTGGAGCTATGATATTTGCCGCACCACCTGCACTACTTACGGCAAGTAAAAAGCACTTGCTCTCGCTATTTGTCAGTGTCCAATCCGCAGCAGCCCCACCATAATCATGAGTTGCTACACCAAACTTATTACTGGTTCCAGTTGGGATAGTCATTTCTACGCTTGGCACTGTAGATTCAGCAGGATCACCTATAGGTTCCACATAAACAGTACCATTTTCAAATACTTGTAATGGTGCTTGGGCTGGCAACTTAGTCACGATAGGCGTGGCTAATTGATAAGTTAGCGTAACCGCTAGTGCTGTAAGGGTGTCGCCCTTTACTCCTGTTTGCGACGTACCGCCTGCATAATAGGCGACAAACTGTCCATCTGTTGCCATATCTACATAATTAATTACAGTGCCACTTGCAACATTTTCTTTTACACCTACCCTCTGCGTCTTTGTCCCATCAGTGGCACTGTATTCATCTTTAACGCCGTTGGGGAGACTTCGTAATGGTTGACCGTCATGGGAGGAAATGTAGGAGATTGATTCAACATACAATTCATAGGGTACATTAATTTGCGACACAATGTTTTGTTCTGATTTGGTGACAGCTGCGTATCCAACTTGAATATATCCTATATTTTGATTAGCATTTATTGTAATGTTTTTTACTGTTGCGCTACCTGTTTTGTTGTTTGATGTAGTATAACCAGAACCTAAAGCTCCTCCAAAATTACCATAATATAAACCTTCGCTATTGGCTATAGTGCCATTAATATTGTTTCCGTTAATATCCCAAAGTTTAATTAATGGTCGCCAATCAGAAGTTGAAATAAACTTCCAATAAATAGGCTTATCTGGTTGAACTCTAAATTTAGTGCCAAAATTATCAGTAGAAGTTAATGTTTGCTTAGGTTCTAAATTCTTCCCAACACTCTTTACTCTTGCGTTAAGTGTAGACTTAGTGCCTGTGGAAATATATTTGTATTTTTGTGCCAATACGGTTGTGTTAGTTTCAGCATCATTCTGTTTAGTTAAATTTACATCCAACGGTTGTTCTATTTGTAGTGTTTTGCCATTCGCTGTAATTGCATCCGCGTAGGTTGCTCTAGGAACAAGTGTTAAAGGACTTCCACTTGCGACTAAAGATCTGTAAAATGTCAACGTATACCACACATTTGCTGTGGGATTCTCTTGAACAACATATTCAATACCACCATAAAAAACAGATATCTTACTACAATTAGAATCTGTAACTCTCAACTTTAAAGAGATAAAATGTCGTGTGCCATCAATTCTACCGAGCGTTTGCACCACTTGAAAAAATTTTTCAGACCCATTACCGGTAACAGATAATACGCCATTGGCTTGCGCTAATGTTGCGTTTACGGCAGTCCAATATATTAAAGTTGCAAAGTCACTTTCTTTTACTTCGTTAGTATAAGTATTCCCCTTCAACACAACATCGCTAACTTGCCCATTAACGACATTATTTCCAACGCTGTAAATACCGCCATCAAAGGATATTTCTTCTACAGGGGAATTAGTTGCTTTTTGAACTACCTGCTCGTTTGTGTAGTTTTTAGCTAATTTTAAAGTCGTAGCATCCACTTATATCACCACCCAATTCGTGCCGTCTGTGGCTTCGACCACGCCCGTATCAATCGAAAAATAAAAACAATACGGTATTGCAGTATGAGCATCTGCTGCCGCAGGTTTGTCAGTAGATTTACCACGCAACGTATCGCCGCCAGATACTACAAAAGATACTCCACCTATCTCAACATAACTTCCCGATAGTTTAATACCATCAGCGATAATTGCATCAACTTTTGTTTCCAAATTTTTCAGTCGTGCTAACAATGTATTTGCCGTTGGAGCAGCTTGCACCTCGCCAATAAGAGCATTCAACGCTGTCTGCTTTGCCTCTGTTGCTGGCGCAGATATAAGTTTCGCCAATATTGCCGCCAATGTAGTCTGAGTGGCTGGGTCAGCTGATAACTTCGCCAATATTTCAGCTAGTTGCGCTTGTGCCGCAACATCCGATGATGGCATTGGGTCATCTGAGCTTACTGGAGTCCAGAGATATTTTTCTCCCACCAATTTCTTGAAATACTGCGAAGATGGGACAGCATAGCCGTTGTTGTCATCAGGTGTAGCTATAAAGGGTACGTCCCTTGAGTCATGGGGGAACGGAGGGAACGGTAATTCAAATGCCATAAAATCACTTCCTCTCTAAATCCAGCGATTAAGCCAGATAGTTTGCGTAGTACCCGCACTAGCCGCAGTAACAGTATTGTCACCAACCGCCAGCTTAGGAAACACGCCATTGTAGTTTGCCAAAGCATTTGCGCCGTTAAAAGTAGCCGTTAGCTTTTCCGTGTCAATAATCAACTTATCACTCACAGTTACAGTTCCCGTGTAGGTCATCGTCGCACCATTAATCACAACGCTAGGATTCGTCACAGGGCCAACGATTTCAACCACGCAGGGTGTTTCCACGTTCCCACCATTAGTCGCTGTCCCTGAGCCAACCAGCACGCTCTGCGTCGATGCGCTCCCATAACTCTCAAAAACCTTGAAAGGTAATGTAAATTCACGGTGATAAAGTCCTTTGTTTTGGAACCCTAATGTGCCAACATAGCGAACCATGTAAACCTTGCCCGGACGATTGGCGAATGTAAGCGATTGTGAGCCTAATTTCGGATTCAAATATCCCATGATTTCAGCTTCTTGGTCTGCCCACGTTGAAGGTGTTGTTTCAATGGCAACGGGAATGTTAATAAGTTTAGGACCTAAGTCGCAACCAAAGTCATACTCACCATCTCGCCCCGGTACGGATTCACTGTAATCTACCGTATTGGTGATAAATTCAATACCACGCAATACGGTTACGCCTAAAGGTTGTAAGATTCCATTTTCGTCTACATGAAAGGCCATAAACTCATCACCTCCCTGCCGTTGCTAATATGCTTCTCACTTCAACACCCAATGCTTGCATATCTGCCCTATCCTCAAAACCGGCGTGTTCAATGTTGACTACAGGGCCGTTGATTTGCGCTCCACCGCGTCGTTCTATGGCCTTGATAAGCCTGTCTACCGCCTTGTCGCTCAGGCTACTTCCTACTGCTATGCGTTCAGGTATGTCGGGCATCTTGCCCAAAACTGCGGACAGTCGGTCGAAACTGAGCGTCATTTGCGGTGACAGCACTCGTTCGCCCTTGAGCAGTTCTGCAACTCCACTTTGGCCTACATACGCACCTGTATGGGCTTTGTCTAATTCAGTCCAAATCTTACGTGCATCGACGATTTCCTTGAACAAATCTTTGACGTGCTGAGTCAAGTCGGTGCGGTTGCGGATATAAGTGTTGTACCATGCCAAAGTGCCTTCATATGTGTCGTAACTACTTATGTCAGCTACACCTTGCGAGTAACCTAATGCCCGTAATTGTGCCCGTGCGCTTTCAGCTTTAGCATGAGCTTGCTCTTTGGTGTACTGATAGGAATCTTTGGTGTACTGATAGGAACCTGAACCCGTGTTATCGGGCGGCCTATCTTCGTTGGGGTCGAGTTTTCTGAATTCTCGTTCAACATCATTGAAGAAATCCCCGACATCGCTCGGCAGTGTTGTTCGCCCTGCTTCAATCCCGCGACCCAACGACTTCATCATTTCGAGTCCCTTTTGGAACATCTGATCGTTATACCCACCGATAGTGGCAAGCATATTCAGGTTGTGGTCATTCAAGATACCCTGCAATTCGTTGTAATACTTTTGCATCTCTTGCTTCTTGCGATTATTAGTGTCCTTAAGTCGATTGATTTCTTCACGGGCAGACTTCTCAATGGCCTTCTGCTTTTCGCGCAGAGCATCTATCTGGTCTTGATAAGCATCCTTCTGATCTTCTCTTGCCCAATCGTTTTGCTGTAACTGCCAACGACGATTTTCCTCGGAAATTTCGCGATTGATTTCGTCAATTCTCTCTAAATGTTCGCGTCCTGTGCGCAATTCATGGTACTGCCGTTCTTCTATCAGGTCGGCTATCTTTTGGTTGTGCTGACGTTCGGACTCTTCCCGATCCTCGGTTTCGCCTTCGTCGTCTAGCAAATCCATCAATCGCTGAATAGCCTTGATTTGTTCGTCGATTGCGCTGACTGCCACTTCGGATTGCTTCTCTTTGGATTCAATGAGTCGTTCGTTGGCCTCGACTTCTTCCTCATACATTTTCATGCGATCATTATAGGCATCTTTGATACGATTCATTTCTTCGTTGAGCAAATCCCGCCGACGTTGATACATTTTTTCCTGCCGTTGCCATTCGTCCTGTTGGGACTTATCACCGTCAAGTTCCCTGAGAATGTCTAACTGTTGCTGTGATGTCATGCGCCCGATCGCTTCCATGTGATTCATCCAGTTCATCATGGACTGATAATATTGCGTGTAGGTGGACTGTGTAAGTTGCTCCATGGTGGACTTGTTCTGCCATAACTGCGCGGTATTGTCGGCTATGGAACCACTGAGATCATCAATCTCACCCTTGAGGTTTGCTACTGCTCTGGCCGCATCCTCTGTGTGTTCCGCATCACCTGCCGCTTTGAATCGTTCGTACTCGGCGGTAGCTTTTGCCAACAAAGGTTTCAATGCTTCCATTTGTTTCTGATAGACTTCGTTTGCCGTGGTGAGATTGCGCTGTTCGTCCTCAAGCATGATCATCTTGTAGGCTACTAATTCCTGCATACGAGCATAATCCTGTGCTGATGCAATGCCGTATTCCATGCGCTGATTCAGGTATTCAAATTCGGCATCTGCCATACTCAACTGCTGATTGACTGCCTCTAGTGCGGAGTCTAAATCCATGTTGACCAACTCAAACATCTTGGCAGAATCGGCTAATCGCTCTAGGGCTTCGGCTATAGCGTCGATGGACTTGCCTGTGCCGGAACCACCTGCGCCACCTGTGCCGCCTGAGCCACTGCCACTGCCACTGTCAATATCCAATACTTCTCGTTGCAACGCATCAATCTCGCGCAATGCGGTATCCAATTCCTTTTTGCGCTGGTCATAAACGGACTGCAATTCTGCCGCTTCT